GAATGTTGTACCTAGTTCAGCTAGTGCAGCTTTACCTTCAGCAACAGTAAGATGAGTACTGATTTCTACACGAGCACGGACATTGTTAGAAGCAGAACTGTACCAAGCAGCTGTGTCTTCTTTGATTGTATCCATTGCTGAACCCTTCTTGCCTGTCATCCATGACCATACCAAGATTGCTACGATTGCTACTAGAGCTAGTGTTAGAATTTCCATTGTGTTTCCTTTTCAGCAGTGAGTTGCTAGCTATATGATGATGGATGCTTGCGACATCTCGTAATACAGAAGAGAGCGAAGCTCTTAAGCAATTGCTGTAGCGAGTGAGTTTGTCCTTGGCCTGTGTCTTGTGTGTGGGAAAGAAAAAAATAAGAGGAAGAGATAGACTCTTCTTACCAGCGAATGTCTGGTTGTTTAACGTTGACGTAGACTGTGTATACTGCTACTGCTACTAGAGCAATGATTACGATTGTAGATTCCATGATGTATCCTTGTTGTTGTAAGTAGTGTTGATGAGCGATGAGCTTACCACTATACAAAGGATGGCGAAGCCTTCAAGCTTTGCTTGGCTGCAGTGAGCTGGTTGTACTGTTTGGGAAAGAGCTGTAAAAAAGGGACTGTATTTTAGAGATACGGGGGGGGTGGTTTAACTCAAGAGCGAAAATGTGTGGGTTCAGCCTTCATACAAAATTTAATAATTTTCAACATGAGCTTTAAGTTTATTTTAAGACTATTGGTTTGGATAAAACATGTATATATTTATATATATCCAAAATGTACATTGGATATTATTATACACAAGGATAAAAAATATCCATTTTACTTAAACAAACTTTAAGCATCTATATAATAAAATATACTATACAGATTAAAGGAACATATATGTCATTTATATATAAAGAGAGTGAAATACCGGAAGGTACTATATGTACAGAACGATTACAAGAACTAATACAATTTAGTGAATATAAAAGATTTATTTTTAAATGTAAAGTATATTGTGATAATCGTAATATAAATATGGACCAATACATTGATGATCCTAAATATCTTAGACCGAACGTAAAACATGTATATTTTTTACCTATTGATTTAGCTGTAGGCATAATTGAAAATGTAAGAATGAGTAATCCTAATAGAGGAAAAACACTAGATTATTTGTATAGTTTGAAAGGCGAAAAAATACATATTCAACTACAGGACAGAAAAGCAGAGGAGTTTGTAGTAATGCTTAGTAAGATACTTTATAATTTTGGTATACAGACTGTAAAAGAGTTCTCATTACTTGGTTCTAAGTATAAAGTAGATTTATATATACCAAATTATAATATAGTAGTAGAATACGATGAATATCACCATACTACTAATAATGATAAGGATCGAGAAAAGGAAATTATAGAACATCTAAATTGTGTTTTTATTAGAGTAAAAGATAGTGATTCTCTATCCGAAAATGTAAGTAAAGTTTTATCTAAGTGTCTAGTAGCTATATAGCAGATACTTTAAGGATAACTACAGGATAATTTCTGTATAATTTTTATTATAAAGGATGTAAAATGAATTTAGATATTTTTAATAGATATGTAACTACTAACATTACAGATGACGTGAATGAAGCTACTTTCACATTCACAGTATCACTCCCTAGGTTTGTTGAAACTGATGGCAGTAACACAAGTGAAGAGATAGCAAGAAATGAAATAGAACTATTTTTACTATCTAACCTACAAGAGTTAGTAGGATATTACGATTAAAGGATATGAAATGAAAAAACTATGGTTTAAATTACTATATTGGGTAACTCCAATCAACACTAGACTAAATGAGTATGCATATAATAAATTATATAATATAACAGTTCATCATGATGAGTTAATACGGTTAACACTTGATATTAAACCAGATACAGGTAACTATTCAAGTGGTATGGCAATGGCCAGATTTATTTATAATACAAGACATATGATTGACCATATAGAATGGTATGATAATAGCAATATTGATTGCAATAGTAAGACTGAAGATAAAATTGCTATTTGGGTTAAACGTAGACATCGATATGATATAAGAACGGAATACCATAAATATGTATGAAGTAGATCCACTAGCTAATATTGTTGCTATGGCTAATGACCATGAACAAACAGCTCTTACTGAAGATATACGAAAGAATGGACAAAGACAAGCTGCTGTATTATGGCAAGGAAAGATCGTTGACGGTAGATGTAGACAACTTGCTTGTGCTACGCTAGATATTCCACTTAAGACTAGAGAGTTGGATAGTAAATTATCTAGAGAAGAAGTAGCTGCTGTTGTTAAATCTTTGAATACTAGACGTAATCTTACTGATATGCAAAAAGCTATGAGTGGGTATAAAGAGCAATTAGTTAACAATAAGTCTAATGAAGAAACAGCTAAGAGTTGGGGTATCCCTTATGGTACTTATAAAAATGCTAGATATATATGCATTAATAGACCTGAGTTTATAGATCCACTATTTAATGGTAAAAGTATAAAAATACTAGATCCTGATAAAGGATTTGAAATTACCACTAACAAGATTAATACATTAGCTAGGATTATCAAAAAGACAAAAGAGAAATCAGTTGTAGTTGTAGATGATAGTGAAAAAATAGAATATCAAGTAGATGGTCAATTAAAAACAGAAGCAGGTAAAGCTTGGTACTACTCTACGTTACATCAACTAAAGTCTAATCCTGATCCACAAGTAGCAATACAAATGCTATTAGCAGAATTAGCTAATTTAAAGTTTAAGGAACAATAATGTCAGATACTATAGTTGCATTTGAGTACGAAGATGGTAGTTGGGAAGAGTATAACTATCAACCTAGAGGTATAAGAAAAGCAGGTAAAAGACCTATTACTGCGTATATCGTTGAACTGCAACCATATCAACAACATATGATGCTAATGTATCTGCAACCTATGAAAGGCGAGATAAAAGATTTGTATAAACCTACTAATAAATATATTATACAAGATAATGAGTTAAAAGAACTAAAAGCACATGCACTATCTAATGAATTATTTATAGCTCAAACTAATAAAAGTATGCTAAAATATGAAGAGCATCTAGATGGTATAATAATAAATAAAGACGAAGCTATGGAGAAATTTCCAGAATACTTCATATAAAGGACTAATATGACACAAGATGAAAAACTATGGATAAATGCTACACAGTTTACTGATATAGCTTATACTGAAGACTATGTGTTATTAGAATATGAAAAAGAGTATCAATCAGAAGTAACTGTTGATTGGTGTAAATTAATGTTAGCAGGAATCCTAGGTAGTTGGGAAGCAGCAAAAGAAAAATATCCGGAGATATATATATGAATACAGGTAAATTACTAGAAGAGATAGATAGATTATTAGAACATCAACGAGTTAACGTTGTTGATGATGAGTATATGCACGGAATGTATAATGGTATGGAATTTATTAGAAGTATGATTGCTGAAGCAGAACCATTATTTATAAACTCTGATGGTAGTTTTGATACAAATGACATACTTAACCAACCAGAAAGATTTATATGAAAAATATTATATACGAAAGTAAAATATGTCATTATGGAACTTGGTATTTTACTGTAACTTGTATGGTAGATGGTGTAACTGAGGATATAGTTTCAATGGAACTACCTAAAGAAGCTTATGTAGAGTTGTATACAGATTCCGCTACATCTAGGTACTATATGAAAGATATAGAAATGATAGATATGGCTAAAGAAGAATATATAGCTGCTTATCCAGAGTATTTTGTCTAATGTTTAAAGTATCCTCTAAAAAATTAGAAGAAGATGAAGGTATAGTATACCTATTAGCTATTGACTTAGAGGATAAGACCCTAGTTAAAATCGGTGTTACTGCTAGAAGCAAAGTTGAAGAACGTATATGTGAAATATTAACATCTATATGGAAAAAGTACAGAATATTTCCGCAATGTTATCCTAAACGTTTTAGAAAGACTACTGATATATTCACAAAAGAAGCTATACTACATAAGTATTTTGAAAAATATAAATACAAGACTGAGCATAAGTTTGGTGGATCTACGGAATTTTTTGATATACCACTAGATGATGCGGTAAAAGCCTACGAGACTGTAATAAGTGGTGAAGAACTAGATGGAGACTACTATGAACCTAATTGTGAATCAGAATGATATCTATATAGATGCTGAAGATGAATATTTAGCTATTATATTCAAATTAGAAGCATTAGAGTTTCATTACTGTTTGCCTAAATGGGCTTATCTTACTTCTGAATGGACTGAATTTACTACTAAAAAGGTATGGTTAAAAAATAGATTAAGAAAACTAAAAGCTCAACTATAGTACAATTAAAATATGTAGTCGATTAGTCCATTAAGTGATATCGTTAACGGCTACATCTCTCCAAATTGTAAGTCATCAGTACTTATAATTAAGCTCCTTTTAAGTTAAGATATTGTAGTATCCGTACATAGACATACATTGTACGGAGAAATTATGGAACTATCTAACACTATTACAAAAGAAGATATACAACGCTCTCTTCCTTCCAGAAAAAGTGCAATCACAGATGAAATTGTAGAGATTATTAATAAGGCACAAACTGAGCCAGAATTTCAAGGTGAATCACTACTTCAATCAGCAACTACTTATGAAAAAGTCATGACACAAAATCGTGTTGGCATTAAAGAATATATCAATGCACTACGCTTTTGTGCTTACCTAGTTTCAATGGACGATAATATTACCGAAGCTTATAAAAAAGTATTCTCAGACAGGAAATTTGTTCAAGATAGAATGAATATTAGTACAAGTGATACTAAGTATAACGAACTGACAAGTGCCGCTTCTAGATATAGACGTAGTAAGATTGTTGTTGATATCCTTACAGTAAGTCAAGTACCACTACATTTAATGTTTACAGGTTATCAATATGAAGCAGTAGGTGTATTATATGATACTATGAAAACTGCTAAATTAGACAGAGATAAAATTAATGCTGCTAAAGAATTACTTGCTGCAACAAAAGCACCAGAAAACATGAAAATTGAATTAGATGTTGGTGTTAAAGAAAATAGTGCAGTACAGCAATTAAATGATCAACTTGCGCAATTTGCTGCTTCTAGTTTAACACATCTTAGTGCAGGTACGACTGACCTAAATAAGCTAGGTGCAATGAAAGCGGTTAATGCGGATGATATTAAAGATGCGGAGTTAGTAGATGAGTAATTTATTTAAAAAAATATTTGTATACATACAAAGTAAACTAAATAAACCTAATAATATATCTTTCGATGAGTGGTACTCTAATTTAGAACATAACAGTAAATCACAAGACTATATATTTTACTTTCCTAATGGGTTAGAATCATACCCTAATAAAGATGGTATATACCAAAATACAAAAGAACATATTGAAGATATAACCGGAAAATACTCTTTTGCTTATTTTAGTGATAATAGCGAATCGAACGAACTATATCTTGAGGTAAGACTAAATCATACTGAGCTTAATGAATATGTAAAAATTGTACATCGCTTTGGTGGATCTTTTGCAAACAAGTATTTTAGCACTAGTAAACAAACTTTAATTGAAGCATGCAAAAATCTATATTCAACTGATGAGGAGGAGAGAGTTAAAGCCGCTATTTTTATTTTAACTAACACTCCACCAATAGACGGTAAAATTGAAAGTGTTTAAGTATAATATAAGTTATATTCTACTATACTTAGTGGTTTTAATATAAAGGAAAAAATATGGCAGCAGTTATGACAGAAGAACCAAAAAAGAAAATGGCCAAAACAGTAAAAAAACCAGTTAGTCAAGAAAATGACTTAATATCACAATATACTAAAGAACACCGTAGACAGAAAAAAACTTTAGAGAACCCTATTGGATCTGGTTTAGCATTTCTTTTAGGTAAAAATAAATAAAGATTATTTAAGAAAGACAGTAATGGTTAATAAGTATATACCATCACCAGAAGCATTAAAATTTATTGCATTTATTCGTGCAGCCGGTGTTGAAGATAACGCCAATGCTGAAATTCATTATAAACTAGCTGATAAATATTTTAGTACTGATAAACAAATCCTTATTGAAGCTTTTCGTGGTAGTGCAAAATCTACTATGATGGAATGGTTTATTCTATATATAGTTGCAATGGGAGAACTACCTAATTTCGGTAGAGTACAGTTTATTGCTTTTATTGGTGATAGTATGGAAAACGGTGTTAAAAATATGTTTCGTAACCTTGCTGGTAAAATAGATAGAAGTGAATTTCTACAAGGATTAATAAAAGTTAACCGTAAAACAGATTCAGAAATGGAAATGGCAAATGTAGATGGTGTAGAACTTAATCTTAAAGGTTACGGCGCAAGTACTAATATTCGTGGTGTTCGTTATAAAGGTGTTCGTCCTGATATGGTTATATTAGACGATATTACTACCAATGAAGCAATGACTTCTGAGACTATTCAAAATACTATTAATAATAATTTCTATAAATCAGTTATTCCTGCTCTTCATCCTACTAGATATAAATTATTTTTTATTGGTACTCCTATTAGTGAAAGAGACTTACTTCATCAACTAAGTGATAACCCTGAATGGACTATACATAAATTCCCTATTTGTGAAAAATTTCCTTGTAAAAAAGAAGAGTTTATTGGTAATTGGTCAGACCGTTTTCCTTATGAAGCTGTCAAAAGCAAATACGATATGCTTAAAGCTGCTGGACAAGCACAATCTTTTTACCAAGAATATATGCTGGAAATTACAGACCTCACTACTCTATTAGTTAATGAAGATGATGTTAAATGGTTTGACCCTAGTACTATACGTAAAAATAAAGATGGGTATAACTTCTATATAGCTACTGACTTCGCAACTAGTACAAAGAAAAGTGCTGACTTTAGTGTTATTGGTGTATTTGCTGTAAACAATAATAATGATTGGATGCTTGTAGATGGTCAAGCAAAACGTCAAACAATGCAAGAAAATATTGACGATATATTTAGATATGTAAAACGATGGAACCCATTGTCTGTAGGTATTGAAACTAGTGGTCAACAAGGCGGTTTTATTAGTATTATTAATGAGGAAATGCAAAAAAGAAATATATGGTTTACACTAGCTAAAAAAGAAGGTAGTAAAGAAGTAGGTATTCGTCCTGTAAAAGATAAAGTACATAGATTTGTTACAGGTGTACAACCTAAATTTAGTCAAAATAAAGTATGGTTCCCTAAACCTGAAATAGCTAAAGCTACTAACCCTAACTTATTTGAACTAGTAGAAGAAATGGTACATGAATTAAGTAAATTTACTCTTGCTGGTGGCGTCAAAGCTTTAGCTCATGATGACGCTATTGATACTCTTAACCAGTTTTCTGAAATGGAAAAATATGTACCAAGTGTTTCTCATGACGATTCATCATATTTTCAAGATACAAAAAATGATGTTATATGGGGTAGTTTCGCAGATGACGAGTTACCTGAAGGAACAGGCAGTACTATATTTTAAATTAAGACTTCCTTAAGCCATAAATAAGTATAATAGTTATTAAAATTGCTTGATGATAGAGGTAATAAATGACTGCAAATGAAGTTATAGAATTAGCCAAAGCAGGTGAACTACGTCAATTAAGTACCTCTATTAGAGATAATACTACTGTATTGACAGGTTTCATTAATCTTGGGTTAATAGAGATTTATGAACGCTTTGTGTTAAAAACAGACGAAGCATTAATTACATTACAAGACGGTAAGACTATCTATAAACTAGATGGTACTGATGTAGACGTAGATATGGGAGCTGGAGAATTCTTTTATCTAATTGCTGCATATGGTGATAGTACTGATAGTGACTATAGTACTGATGATATTATACTTCCGATAAATGTTGAAGATGATTTGTTTAGTATTAATACTATTTCATATAATGAGGTGCAGATACCACTAATTACTGCTGGTTCTACAGTAAGTTTAATATATGCGTCAAAACCTACTAAAGTAACTACTGCAACTCTAGATAATGAACTAGATATTCCAGATCAGTTTATAATCCCTTTGCTTAAATATATGGGTTATATGGGTTTTAGTTCTATGGATGGTAAACTAGACAAAGAAGGTAATGCTGATTACATGAAGTTTGATGCAGCATGTAATAAAGTACGTGAGTTAGGTGTTGGAATTACTCCAGATGATGTTAATATGGGTTCAAGAATTAGAACTCGTTGTTTTGTATAAGGAATATTGATGAGACGAAGTAGTTCATTACATAGCATTGATGATAATATTGAAAGAAAAATTAGCAATGAGAAATATCAAGATGTTAAGATTGTAGCTGATGATATTACTAGTGTTGTCTCTGTAGGGTCTAATATTGACGCAGTACTGGCAGCTGAAGGCAATGCAGCAGCAGCACAAGCAGCACAACTTGCAGCAGAAACAGCACAAGCTTTAGCAGAAGCTGCTAGAGATGCTGCAATAGCTGCAGAAACTGGAGCCGGAGTATCAGCTAATGATGCTTTATTAACAAGTTATATCGCAATTGCTGCACAAATGACTGCGACTGCAGATAGTTATGCAACTGAGGCAGAAGATGTTCCAGTTAAGATTTATACATCTAATGGTGATGGAACTTACACAGCGACAGATACCTTACCTGTCGAGTATTCTTCTATGCATTGGAGTATTAAAGCTGATTTAGCTGTTAATAATATTAAAACAGACCAAGTAATCAATGCACATACTATTGGTACTGTTACAGACGACCATTTAGATACACTTATTAATATTTCTCATAGTTCAGGAGTTATTACAGGTTGTGATCTTACAGATAATGGAGATGGTACTGTTAATATTACCGCAGGTGAAGCACTTATTCGTGATTCAGCTGATGAACTCGCTACTATTTTTTCAGTAGAAGTTCCAGCAACTTTAAATCTCCCTATTTCTTCAGGAATAACTAACTATTTATATGTAGACTATAATTTAGGGAATCCGGTCTGGGCAGTAACAACAAATCAATTAGATATTAATTGTATTGATAAATGTTTAGCTTATATAGTATTTAGAAGTACTAGCGGGCATTTCGATTTACTAGATGATCGTGGGCATTCTATTGATGTGTCTAGAAAAACACGTGCCTTATTCCGTAGTTTTGGTAGATTTATTCATGTTGAAGGTGGCTCAAAACTTTATAGTCCTTCCGGTTTAGCTATTGGAGTTACAGCAGGAGCATTTTTTTATACGGTTACTCGTATTAATCATGTTGCATTTGATACTTCTATTGCAGGTATTGCAAATGAAAATGTATTTGAATATTTTTATCGTGATGGGTTAGGTTCTTGGGTTGCAACATATGATCAAAAAAATGTAGATAATGCTTTTTATGATAATGGTTCAGGAACTCTTGCAGCTATAGGTAATGCTAAATTTGGAGTACATTGGGTATATATGATTAATAATGACCCAAGTCATTTAGCTGTAGTATACGGGCAACAACAATATAATACTATTGCAGAGGCAGAAGTAGCTATTCCTCCATCTGAAATACCTCCAGTTATTGAAGGTTTAGGTGTATTACTAGGTTTTGTGGCTGTTCAGGAAGGTGTAGCTACAATTGTTAATACATATAGCGCATTTGCTACTGCATTTGCAGCATCACAAGCAACATTTCACAATGGTCTTGCAGGACTTCAAGGCGGTACTGTTGACGACTATCAACACTTAACAACAGCTGAACTTAATAAACTTGTTAATCTAGATGCTAGTACTGTTCCGTTTACTCCTACTGGTAATATTGTAGCTACAGATGTACAAGCAGCATTAACTGAATTAGACACAGAAAAACAAGCTATTAGTGAAAAAGGTCAAGCTAATGGTTATGTACCTCTTAATAGTTCAATACTTATCGATGCTCAGTACCTACCTAGTTATGTAGATGATGTAATAGAAGTAGCTACATACGCAAATCTCCCTGTTACTGGTGAAACGAGTAAAATTTATATAGTTATTGCAGATGAAACAAGTGGTGGAGATACTTCTACATATAGGTGGACGGGTTCTCTTTACGCTATGGTTAGTAATACTCTTTCAGCTAGTGATATAAAATCACTATATGAATCTAATGCAGATACGAACGCATTTACTGATGCATTACTTTCTAAGTTGAATGGTATAGAACCTGGAGCAACTGCTGATCAGACAGCAGCAGAAATATTAGCCTTATTACTTACTGTAGATGGTGGTACTAGTGGACTTGATACGCAATATCTAAATGCTCAAGCAGACACAGCATTTGCGAGATATGGAGTAGCTGGTACTACGTTTACAACGGCTCAAAGAACAAGTATTACAGTTGAAGATAACGCTATCGATTTTACAGGTAATAATAACTTTTCTTTAACTGCAACAGTAGCAAATATTACTGCAACTAATGTATCTTCTTGTGTTGGTCAATCAGGAGTTATCGAGATTGCTTCTACTGAAAATATAACAGGTTGGGGATCTGAGTTTACATTTTCTGATGGAGCTGGTGGTTGGAGTGCAGCAAATGCTCCTATAGTATCTGGAACTGAGGTATTTGCTTATTTTGTTATTAACACCACTACAATTCGTATGGGAAGGGTGCAATAATGTTTGGAGATTTGTTAATATCGTCTGGAAAACCTTGTAGTAATACTTTAACAACTCTTGATATTTTTAAAGATGGTAGTTGTTATGCGACTTACCCTCTTGACGGCGATTCAAGCGATTTGGGCGGGACGTATAATGGTGTAGATACAAGTATAGCTTATGGACAAGGATTATTGTATGATGCAGCAAAATTCAACCAAACATTAGCCCAGCGGATTACTTTGCCGTTTACATATGCTAATGATACGCCCTACTCAGTATCAGGGTTTTTTACTGCAGGGGTAAATAATGTGAGCGGGTCTGCACTAGGTGAAGGAAATGCAGTATTTAGTATAGGAAATGGAACCACTACAGATACAGCTATGTTAGTGATTATAGATTCTACCTCCGTATTATTTTTAATGTACGGGGCTACTACTAGTAATCAGATTAGGGTCACCGCTACAATTGCATTAGAGGATACAGAGTATCACCATATAGCTGTAACATATGATGGTAGTAAGTTGGCCAGTGGTATGCAAATTTTTATTGATGGAAAACTACTTCCTGTAACTGAGTTAGATGCATCATATACAGGGGTCAACACTAGCTCTCCGAATTTTATTATAGGTTCTGTGTTTTGGGCAGATGCATCATATTATAGGACTATGAATGGGTTGGTTGATCACGTGAGGTATTTCAACCGTGTTCTTACGACATCAGAAGTGGAAATGTTGGCATTAGAAGGCCCATATTTATGTGACCCCACTCCACAGGACTACATAGCCTATTATCCTCTTACAGGAACTGCAGAGGACAAGACAGGAAATAATGACGGAACTGAGAATGGAGGATTACTGTATATTGATGATATTATTCGTGGGTCTGTCCCTAATTTAGATGGTATCAACGATTACATATCTATGTCAGATGCGGGTTTCCCTCTAGGTAGTACTGATCGTACTATATCCCTATGGGCAAAATGTTCATCACTTTCTACAAGTAATTCCTTAGTGCAGTATGGGACTAACAGTACTGGTAATTACTTTACTATCTACGTAGATACCGCTGGGGCTGTTTTTGTAGGTATAAGTTCGTCCAATACTAGTACTTCTACAGGGGTAGTAACTGCAGGAGAATGGGTACATATTACTGCTGTGTTAAATGGGACAACTATTGATGATATTAAAATTTTTATTGAAAGTATCGACCAATCGCTAACAGTTTTAGCCAGCGGTACGACGGTAAATACGTTGAGTAATATAGGGCTATTTGGGTTCAACAACACTACAATATACATGAGCGGTAATATTGCTAATGTCCGCATCTACGGAAGGGCGCTATCTCCAGTAGAAATTAGTGCGATATACAACTATGAAAAAGTCACCCACCCTATCGCAATAGACTCTGGACTTATCGCCTATTACCCACTTGCAAGTAACTCATGGGATAACTACTTTAACCAGTATGACGGAACAGATACCGGTATGGTATACGATGGGCTTAGTGGTACATTTGGTACTGGGGCTAATGTTAATATTGATGCGTATACTGCTAATACAATTGTAAGTACTACAGATTGGACAATAAGTTTATGGATGAAAGCCTCATTAATAACAGGTACGGCCTCTGATGGTGCTATTACTTTTGGAGGTTCTGCTAATGGTGTAGGGGTAGGTATACTTAAAACAACTGGAAAAATAGGTATTGGGGGAAGTTTGGCTGATGTTAATACTATTGTAGCAGGGACTACAACTGCAAATACAGCTGTTTGGTATTTAGTAACTGTCACTAGATATTCCTCTGATGGAGCAACAAGTGTATACGTAAATGGTATTCTTGAGGCTACAGGTACTATTAATCATGGTAATGGTACTGATTTAGACAGAATAGGAGGAAATACAAGTAATAACCCCCTAGATAGTACTGCATCTGTAGACGCTATTTTTGATGGTAATATTGCAAAAACTAGGTTATACCATCGTGTTATAACTAGTGAAGAAGTACTTACTATTTATAATTCAGAAAGAGGAGATTTCGGTATATGAAACGATATAATATAAACATAGGTAAAATAATTACTATTACAGCTACTGTAGAAATAAATGGAGTTAACTACTATATAAATAGATTAACTGAACTAGATCTAGTCACTGCAGGCTATTTACCTATACGATATGAGGCTATACCTAATAGACGATACTATACATTAACAGAAACTGGAACAGTCATAGGTAATGAGTATGTAATTTCCTATACTCCTGTAGCGCGTCCTCTTGCAGAAGTTCAAGATTTAATGCTAAAAGATTTAAATGAAGCATTTATGAAATATGGTGAACGTCCTAGGGTCGATTCTACATTAGGTTATTTTGTAGATGGTGCTCGTATAGATAAGGAAAATTTTGAAATTGGTAAAAAGCATAATCTTCCACAAGTAGTAGATGCAGATAATATCTACCATAACGTAACTAGTACTGATTATGATATAATTCTTAATGCGATTGAACTTAATGGAATTAGTTTATGGCAAACAAAGCAAACAAAACGTGCTGAGATTCTAGCGCTGTCTGATGTAGTTGCTTGTGCGCTGTATGAAGCTACTCCTTATGATGTAGTAGAGGATATTTTAGATCCTATTACAGGTTTGCCTACAGGATCTACGCAGACTGTCACTAAGTATAAAAATAATGTAAAAGAGTGGTAATAATAATGAATAAAGAAGAACTTTATAAAAAATTTGATAATGACATAAGAAAGAGATCTCGTATTCTACTAGCAATTGATCAATTTTTTAATGTTTTACTTTGGAATGGCTCTCAAGATGAGACTATTAGTAGTCATATCCATCGTAAACAATTTGCAGGAACAGCTACATGGTTTGATAATCGTATCTGCTGCATACTAAAAAAGATAGAATCAAAGCATTGTTTAAAAAGTGCTGGAGAGTAAAGGTAAAATATGAGTGAGCAAAATACAGTTGGTACAGTAGACGAAATAGTTATGCAAAAAGTATGGCTAGGTAACGTTTTACATGATATGGAGATTGGTCTTAATAATGCTCATGGCCGTATAGATATGCTAGAAGCTAACTATATGGATCAGAAAGAAGCTATTACTACTAATAAAGACGCACTTAATAGAGTTGAACGTAGATTAGAAAAAGCAGAAGATCAACGAGAAAAATTTAATGACTATATGGCATTAGAGGTCAGAGACTTGAAAGATACTGTATCTAAACTTTCTGCTAGTGATGATGCTAGACACACAGAATTAGTTGGTCATTTATCTTATCCACACTATCAAAAAGTATAGACACACTATCTGAAGAAACAGCAGCTAATTCAAATTATATAAGTGAAAATGAAGCAAAAGAACGTCAAGAACGTTATGCAGAAGATAAAGTAAAAGAAGCATTAGCTCCTAGACAAGCAATAGTAACTAAGATTAAAATGACTGCAGTTGGTGCTATAACTATCGCTGTACTAGGTGTATTAGGTAAACTAGGTTGGATGGCTATTAATATTGACGATCTAGTTGAGCAAGCTAAAACAGTACAAGTAGAGAAAAAAGATAAATGAAAATAATAAACCTATTTAGATACAGTTCTTCTGACCAAGGTACATTTGGCGTTATTTTTTATGACAACTTTTGGTTACATACTCTAGAGTTGCCTTGGAAGGATAATATTCCAAATATCTCCTGTATACCTGAAGGAGAATATGAAGTAACTAAACGTTATTCCCCTAGTTTTAAAAAGTATACTTATTGGATAAAAGATGTACCTAATAGGTCATATGTACTTATACACAGTGCAAACTTTGCTGGTGATAAAAGTAAAGGATGGCAAACTCATCTTCAAGGATGTATTGCTTTAGGAGTTGTAAAAGCTGTAGCAAAAAATAAATTTGGTGAATTACAGGAATGTGTAGGTCGCTCTAGAGAAGCTATTCGTAGATTTGAAGAATTTATGGATAATGAAGATTTTAAGTTAGTAATAAAGGATTATTATGTGGACAACATTAATTAGTGGTGCATTAGGTTCTATTTCTGGTATTTTAGGTCATTGGTTTAAAGCTAAAGAAGAAAAAGATAAACGTGAGTTTGAACTTAGTAAAATGCGTATGGAAAAAGAAATGCGTCAACAAGATCATGAACATGCACTTGCTGAGATTGAAGCAAGTATTAAAGTTGCTGAAGTAAAGACTGAAGGTGAATTACTAGTTCAAGAAGCAAAAGGTTTTAATAGTGCTGTTGCAGAAATTAACAAAAATCTTGTACCTACTAGCGTACTAGAGAAGTTACTTAATGGTGGAATCTTTTCTAGATTTTTTGGTACTGTAGTAGCAGTACAACTAGCTCAAGTCGATGTAATTAGAGGTTTAGTACGACCATTACTTACTGCAGCTGCGTATGTATCGATAGGTTACTTAGCTTATATGTTAACACCACTATTTGTAACTATTGATACTACTGAAAAAGTAACTATTATGATGATGGTTATAGACGCAATTGTATATGTATTAACTGCCGCTACCCAATTCTGGTTTATGGATAGAGCTGGTGCTAGAGACTTTCGTAAGAAGCATTAAGATATTCTTAAGAGCATCTTAGGTAAAATATAGTAAATTATACAGGAACTGCTAAATGAAAATTAATAAAAGCGATTTACTTGCTGCACTGAAACAAGACTTTCGGGCTAGTGAGACAATGCAAAAAGAATGGCTTGGCCAGAGATCTGTATGGGTTAATGAAACTAATGGCGGGCCTTATGGTAATGAAGTAAAAGGTAAGTCTGCTATCGTATCGAAAGATATTAAAAAGCAACTTGAATGGTTATTACCTTCATTAGCAGATCCTTTTCTTTCTTCACCAGACGTAATAAAGTGTAATCCTGTTACATATGAGGACGGTGAATCTGCAAGACAGAATGAACTACTTCTTAATACTCAGTTTTGTAGAAAATTTCAACGTTATAACTTTATTATGAAAGCATTAAGAGTTCTAGCTACAGAAGGTACATTAGTTGTACAAACTGGTTGGGATTATGAGGATGAGGAAATTGAAAGTGAAGTAGAAGTAATCAAAGTAGATGAGAATGGTAATGAGTTTATTGCCTATGAAGAAACTACTGTAACTGAAGTAAAGAGAAATCAACCCACTGCTATTGTTTGCAGAAATGAAGATATTTTTATTGATCCTACTTGTATGGATGATATGGATAAATGTCAATTTGTAATTCATAGATATGAAACAGATCTTAGTACACTTAAAGCAGATGGTCGTTATAAAAATCTAGATAAAGTCTCTTCTGTTGAGACTGGTAGAGATTATGACTACTTACCAGAAGATACTACTAACTTTAGATTTAAAGATCGTGCTCGTAAAAAGTTAATGGTACATGAGTATTGGGGTAACTACGATATTGATGGTGATGGTATTGTTGAACCTATTATTTGTGCTTGGGTAGGTAGCACTATTATTCGTCTACAAACTAACCCATATCCAGATAAAAAACCACCATTTGTTATTGTGCCTTTTAATGCTGTACCATTTCAACTATTTGGTGAAGCACTAGCTGAAAACATTGGTGATAACCAAAAAGTAAAAACAGCTATTACACGTGGTCTTATTGAAAATATGGCTAAAAGTAATAATGGTCAAGTTGGTCTTCGTAAAGGTGCATTAGATAATACTAATAGAAAACGTTTCTTGAATGGTGATAATTTT